ATCTTCTATCACAATAATATCTTGTTTTCCAAAATATTCAGGATTATTCCAAGCTACTTTTACAGCTGTATGTCTAATATTTTTAGCTGTTCCTTCATATTCAAATAACCCATCAATAACATTAGCGGTTGAAGCTACTCTAGTTGTATTTCCTGGGGTATCTTGAACAAATGAAACTAAACCACTAACCCAAATTGGAAATCCCATAAAAATTGAACAGAAGTGATTTATAACAGCTAAAGCTTGTTCTCTTCCACCTACAACTATATTACAAGTAAATCTTGGTTGAATTTCAGTCGTTCTTGTATATGTTCCATCTGATTGTTTTGTATCAATATTATATGTAACATTTTGATCACAATATTGAGCGCATAAGTATAATCCCCATTTATCAATCTGCCAACTTCTTAATCCTAAACCGTATCTTATATTAGTTAATAAATCATATACTACCCAAGCTGGGTTATTACAAAATATAGGATCAGAAAATTCACCATCCCAAACTCCAGTATATACTCTAGTTGTAGGATCATAATTTGTAGGTACTTTAATCTTTAAACCTTTAATCTTATAATATCTTGTTGGAATTGAATCGCCATAGTTTTGAGCATCTAACATAGTTCCGACAATAGATCTATTCATATACATCAATTTAGCTTCTTTAATTTGAGTATATGAATGCCAAGTCAAAACATCATTATAAGTTCCTTTGGCACTATCAACATTATCAGGAGTTGTTTTATAACATTTAATTACTAAAGGAAATGCGCCATAGCTATTAAGATTATTTATTTGAAATTCTTTTCTATATTCAGAATAGGCAGTTCCAGTGACAGATGTTTCTAATGCAGTTGCTTCAGTTCCTCCATCAGGTGTTATTGTTACTTTAATTCCTATTGATAAATCATATTGTTTTCCTGAATCAGCGGAAAATAATATACCTTGTGGAAAAGAAAATGTCAATGATAAATGATCTACGTCAGAATCTGTAATTGTTCTACTTACAGAACCTGTTTCATTTTTAATTTCTAACCCAACTGGAATTTCATTTTCAATTTTATCACCAGTATTAAAATCATTAAACCATTGATCTGCGGTTCCTTTTGTTCCTGCTATTTTAACTCCTAAAACATTATAAGAATTATCTGGATTTTTAACTAATGTTTCAGCTAAATAAGCAGATTTTTCCCAATCATCGGAAACAGCAGGACCTTCAATTACACCTTCGCATATGAGATCGAGAATGTATGCAACTGCCTTTGATCTTAAACTCAATATAGTATCTCCGTATAATTTATTTTAACCACAATCACCACCACCTGGTCCACATCCATCTCCTCCACCATCTCCTCCACCAGCAGCTCCATCACCACCACCAGCAGCTCCATCCCCACCAGGACTGTTCCACCCAGAATTCCAAACAGGTTCACCAGGCTCTTGATATGTTGGTGGATCAGCAGTAGTAACTTGATTTACTGGAGTAACCGTTATAATATCAGTAACATCAACACCAAATGAAATTGGAATCCCGCCAATCCAAGTTTCTCCATAAGCTATTGGAACCGCAATTCCAGGTTCAACTTGATTTATAGCTCCATTAAATAGATATGATGGTTCACCACCCGCCATTCCACTTTCTGGTATTTTTGGCATTGGAGTTAACATTTGAGCAATTCCCCCAAGAACCATTGAACCGCCAATCATAACAAGTCCTTCCGCCATTATTCCATACCAAGCTGGTGCTCCAACAGGTGCATATACCATCATAACAATTCCAACAATTAATAAAACTGCTCCTAAAACAATTTGTAAAGCACCGCCTTTTGATCCTGCTGCAATTGGAAATAAATGCCATATATTTTCTTTAAATTGAAGTTTAAGTTCTTCAGCATTTAAACCATTATCTGAAACTACATCTTCACCTTTAACAACTTTATAATAACCTTTCTTACGAATTAATTGTTTGAATCCTGGAAAATTAGCTTCCATAGCTCTCATAATTTCTTGAACTGAATTAACCTTAATAGGAATATTTCTAGGTTCATAATCAAACTTCTTCTTGAATGCTCGAGCTAATCCACCATATAAATTAATTCCAAAAGGACTTAATACTGCTTCCATTATTTTATTTTCTCCTAAAAGCAAAGAAAAGATTTTTATACTTATATTCCAATGGATAATATCCTGATAGTTGATTTACAAAATGATGTAATACTTTATTTTTATTAATATAAATACCAACGTGTCCTATTTGATTATTCCATTGATAGAATAATATATCATCTTCTTCTATATCTTCTTTTTTAATAAGATCAAACTTTTTTAATTGTTCCTCTAAATAAGATTCAAATAATTTATCACCAACTTCATTGAAATTAATACTTCTAGGTGGATTAGGTAACGCCATATTAAATTTATCTTTATAATAATCTTTAACTAAAGTAAGACAATCTGTGCAGCCAAAATAAAAAGGTCTTCCAATATAAGGCAATTTTATATTACTACCAAAGAAGAATAAATCAGATAATTTACCATATTTTATATTTACTATAATAAATGGAACTTCCATACCTCTTTGTTTTTTCATATCTATTTTTGATGCACATTGATTATTATTATGTGAATGAACAATCCACTGTATTTTTTTATCTAAATAATATTTATAAAAACTTATTTCCTCTATTACAAATGAATCTTCTTGTTCTTCTGAACTATTAATACAAGCAACGTATTTATTATCAACTATATAACCACATGATTCTCTTGGAAATTCAGATTCTGCGTGTTTTATTATTTCCTCTATTGTTTCACTTGGTAATTCAAGATAAGTTTTAAGATCAATCATATTACCGCCTAAAGTTTCTAAAGTTAACATCGAATTTTGCTATGTTTGGGAATCCCTCATAGGGCAATGGAGCTACTATTCCAAATCTTAATTTACAATCATTTAATCTTCTTCCACAGTTATCTTCTTCTGGTTTTACTGTTGTTGCTCCACTATCATTAAAATAAACTGCTGCAGTATATGGGCAAGTTACATCTACATAATCAAATTCGCCATCAATATAAACTCTATATCTATGAGTACATGATTCAAGACATTGTTTTTTTGGTAAATAAATATTTTCAACATCTAAAGATGATATTAATTCAAACTCGATAAGAAATTTATTTTGTTTAGTTTTTCTATTGAAGTAAAAAATATCAATAGGAAATTGAGCATTAGGATCAGCAGTTGGGAAACCATCTAAATATTTCATAAAAGTTCTTCTACGAATAAATATAGACCCAACTAAATCATTATTAAGTATAACAGCTCCAAGTAATGAATTTTTTATATTTGTAATTCTTAATAAAGGTCTGGGTAATTTACCTTCAGAATTATATTCAAAACCTTCTACTTCAACTGGAAGAGCACTATAAGATATACCATTCATTCTAACAAGATCACCATCTATACTTCCTGTAGTAAAATTATATGTAGTAGATATACCTATTGGACTCAAATCAATAGTATATAATTCTATTAATGATCCAGGTCTTAAGTTTTCTGTATCTTTTTTTATTTTTTCATTAGTGAACATTATTACTCCATTTAGTTATTAAATTCTATCCCATCCACTAAATTCTCTTCTGAAAGTACATTTAAGTTTAAATAAAGTTGGACTTAAAAATGTTTTTTGAACTTCATGAGCAGTATAATATTTAGTTGTTTCTTCACCAGGAGGAGTCCAATATAAAAGAGAAGATGAAGATTTTACACTATTAAGTAATATACCTTCTAATACTAATACAGTGGTAGAATCCATTGCCCTAAAATCTATATCCCAAGTTTCTTCATCACTATTAGGACCATCTTCTACAATCTGTCTAAATCCCATTCCAAAATTACTTTCTTTAAATCTTGTTTTAGGATTTTTTACAGCATTATATGTTACTTTATAATTAGAAATATTTACTCCCATTTTTATCTCCCAGCAAAGGCATAGGTATTTCTATTCAAAACACCACCATATCTTTGCTCATCCAACATTATTTCTTTAACTTTTAGTTTAATTTCATTTGCGATTTGTTTTCCTAATCTATCATTCTGTTCTCTAGTTCCTCCTTTAGAACCATCAACAGAAACATTTATATTATAACTATTACCACCAAGTTGATTATTAGGAGTTATTGAACCGCCTCTATTCCCCATTTGTAATAATTCTGGACCCTTTTCTCCAACTATATAAGCTGTTCCAGCATTAACAGGACCACCTGCAGCTCTACCATACGTTCCATATGAAGCATTAGCTCCAACATTTCCACCTGTTGCCGCATCTGTTGTCATAAAATTTGTGCCAGAT